AATGATGGAATCAATGGACTTTTGAATCACGAACCAACCGCAGGCAAGCAAAGATTAAGAGTATTTGAGAACAATCGTTTTGTTCAGTCTTACAATGCTGATGGATATACTGCTGATTCTAAGATCTTCGGTGGTGGTTTTGAGTTTGATGCTACCAAAGGTTGGACTCTTGGTGGTCAGTATAATAGAGTCAACGTAAACCTCAATGGTGTTGACTCAAGCACACAGCAGAACAAAGACCACTTTGGTGTATTCAGTGAACTCAGAGGAAATACACTCACTCTGAATACCAATGCTGCGATTGCGAACAGCAACTATAAGTACAATAGAACTGTAGAAGGTGTCTTTAATAATGCTGGCGAAACAACTGGTTCTGAATGGTGGGTTTCTAATCGCTTATACTGGCATCTTCACAAGGCAGTAAAACCATTCGTTGGATATACCGTTCAGAATGTAAACAGAAATGCTTATAATGAAACAGGTTCACCAGAATCTGCGAGAACTGTAGCAGCAGTTGATAACACAACTCACGTAGGAGAAGCAGGTCTTAAACTGGAAACTCGTTTTGGTGGTAAGAAAAAAGACTTGTTTGGAGTCAGTGTAGAAGGTTCTTATGGAACTGATAACTCTTATGGAGTTGCTGCTGAGGTAGATTATAAAGAGATGTTAATTGTTGAAGCATCTCACGGTGTGAATAATGGAGTCACCAACAATTCTATTGCTGGAAAAGTTAAGTTTAGGTTCTAAAACCCTAAATAAAACAGACTTCATCACACGGACTGATGGATAAACACAAAGAAAATCGTGTTGGTATGTTAATTCGTATTGCTATTCTGAGTTGGTCTGCTGCTCTTCTCACCGCAAGTTATGCTGGGGCTCTATCTAAGATGGACCCCACTTTTATTGCGACCGTCTTCACTGCTTCTGCCGCTACCTTTGGTATTAATACTATGAAGAAAGGTGGTGATGAAGAAGAGAAAAAAGAAGAACCTAAAAGAGAAGAAGTGGTAGTTGAAACTCCACCAGAACCACCTGCTCTTGAAGCAGCAGCACCATCTCTTGAAGAAAGAGTTGAAGCTCTTGAAGAAGGTCAAGTTCAACCACGTACCACAGGAGCATAATGTCCAAGTCACCTAACAAAGGCAAGAAAGGTTCTGCTGGGGGGAAACAATCCAAGCAGAATCAGGGCAATGCTACTGCTAAAAAAGCGAAGAATGGTGGTAAGAAAAAATAATGGAATTTATTGCTTTTATGATTGTTGGTTATGCTGAGATCAGTCCTGGTAGTTGCCAGATTGATTATCTTCGTTACAATGAAGTTCATTCGCTCGTAATTCCGTGCCACGAGAATGGAACACTCCAAAGAGGGAGTGTTGGAATGCTCCCATCTATCAAATACTCAAAGCAATAGATAATCACACCCGTCTTCACATGGAGACGGGTGATTTTTGGCATGAACAACAAGCCCAGATATTGAGAAAATATGTAAAGGATTTGAAAGTCTGGATTCATAAACAAGAAGGATGGTGGGATGAATGAAAAAAATCCTCACAGCAATTGGTTTATCATTAACTCTAACATTTCCAGTAGCAGCAGAAACGATACAAAAATCACACCCACAAGTGAAAGACTATAGTATTGCTGCGATGGGTTGTATGATACTTTTAGATTGTTATGAAGGTATTGATAAGGTTTCTTCAGATAAAGACTTTGGTGAAAGGTTCATAGTCTTCAAGGATGAAATCAAAAGAATACTCACAGCATTGGATAAACTTGGTATCGGAGTTTATCTTGCTGACGAAAGATATTTTACAAGAAGCACGGTTGGTCTGTACAAACCAGATTACAACCGTCTTTTTATTAGCAAAAGACTTCTAGAAGACCCCAGAGAGTTTCTGGGAACACTTCGCCACGAAGGATGGCATACGGTTCAGGACTGTATGGGTGGCGGACTGGAAACTTCTTTTATGGCACAAGTTCATCAGGACAAAGAAATTCCTGAGTGGTTGAGAAAAATGGTTGAAAGAACTTATAGTATTGCTGGTATGAGTCGTGCTGTGCCTTGGGAAGTTGATGCTAACTGGGCAGAAGAACAATCAAATGTAACTGCCGAGAAACTTGAAATGTGTGCTAAGGGTCCTCTGTGGGAGCAAATCACACCAACACCAATGACGAAGGAATGGTTGATTGGGTGTGGGTGGATGAAACCAAGAGATGGTTTATATCCATATTATCCAGATAAAAAGAAGGAATACTGTACTCCTGGTAAATACTGATGCCTGGAAACTTTCCGTGGGGAGTTTTTATAATATTATCTTGTGGATTAACTTTTACCGCATATATAATTTACTCTATAATGAAGTTAGCATTTGAGGAAATGAAAGATGAAAAACCTAGCACTCATTCTGTCAGCGACGAGTCTGGCGATTAGTGGAGCACTTTGTTATGGTGCTTATGTAACTTATCAAAAAGCACAAAAGATTCTGGACAATCCAGAAGAGTTTGTTGGGAAAGTTGTGGAAAATCAAGTCAACAAAGCATTTGAGAAACTACCTATCCCCAAACTAAATACTGGGAGTATTAAGTTTCCTTTCTGATGTCAAACCAAGATCCATACATATATCGTATTCGTTCAATCCACAAGGTTGTAGATGGCGATACTATTGACGCTGATATTGACCTGGGGTTTGATATTAGTCTCACTAAACGCATTCGCCTCGCTGGTGTGGATACTCCTGAGAGTCGCACTGCTGATGCGAACGAAAAGAAATACGGACTTGAATCAAAAGAATGGTTGAAGAAGCGTTGTGAGAACGCAAAAGACATTCTGATCAAGACTGAACTTCCAGACTCCACAGAGAAGTATGGTCGTATCATCGGTCATCTGTTCATCAATGGTGAAGAGACTTCACTGAATAACCAGATGATTGCTGAGGGATATGCTTGGAATTATGATGGTGGAACAAAGGTCAAGAACTTTGCTGAACTGGATGCGAAGCGTAAGAAATAATCACTTTGAGTGAAACTTTTTGTATTGTTCTTTCTTTTGATTCTTCTGTTCTTTCTTCAGTAACTTATTGACTTTTTTGAGAGACTGACTTTTCTCAAAAGCAAAATAAACCTGAAGTTCATAAGGGGTAAGATCTCTGCTCAAGAGTTTTTTGCCCCTTACAAATATCTGTTGAACAATAGGTTTCATCTTACCTACCATCCATTCCACCAAAGATTTGCCAACAAGAGCCGCAGCAACAGAAGCAGTAGCAGTGGTGCCAGCAAGAATAACCTGCTCTTTAGGTGGGATGGGAACTTCCCCGACGATTGGTACTTCAATGACAGGAACTCCTAGATTTGTGTTTGTGGTATTAGTTTCCTTTATTATTTTGTCTTGTATAGATTCTTGAGGAATTTGTACTTGTGGTAATACGGGTTTACTATCAGGAAGTCCTCTGGTCTTTTCTTCTTTCTTCTCTTCTTCTTTTTTCTGCTCAGCCTTTACAGCGGCATCAAATTCTTCCTGTGTAGGAACATTGATTACCGGATATTTGATAGACGGATCGGGCATACGAAAGACAGGTAATGCCAGTCCACGAACTACAGATGGTTGTGTTGTCTGAACAACAGGAGGATCTATGGTTGGTATAATACTTGGCCCACCAATGTTTACTTTTGAAATTCCACTGGCGCCAATGTTGGGTATTTCACTCATTTTGATGCCGCTTGTTTTACGGAAGGATATCTTACAACAACATCAGAACAGATCTTTGCATAGGGAGAATCTGGATGGAAACTGATTCCATTCTTTATAGCTTCTCCACATTTAAGAAGACGAACTAACTCAAAGTCCAATCTTGCCTTATCTGCTTCTGCTTGTTGTCTTTCCATCTCAACTTTCGCTCTTGCTTTGCAGAGTTCGTGAAGACCTCCATCCAAAGGAAAGTTAAATCCCATACTAATACCAAAGTTTCCATTATGAGTTTGGTATGTTGTGGGATCATTTCCACCACTCATATTCCCCAATGCAAATGGGGAAACACTCATTGTTGGGCCTTGACAACTAACTCCTCCGCCGAATGTGTTGACTGCATATGGTCCTTGTAAGACTTGGACAGCTTGGTTAGTAACATTGCCTGTAGCACTAGCGCTGGGACCAGCAATATTAGTATTACTAGGAGCTTGTTGAGCGTGGGATAATGTTCCATAAAACAAGACTCCTATTGCGTAAAGACCGATATAGAGTTTGTGGTGGATTTTTGTTCGGTAGTGCGATCTATCCATGTTTCTTTAGCCACTCCAGGACCGAGATAGGTTTCACTGAACTGGAATGGAGCACCGTTATTCATAATGCTGTAACTTGTTCCAGGACTGGGAGTTCCGGGAATATTGATATTAGTTCCAGTCACAGTGTATGATGTGCCAGTTGTATATTCAACTTGACGAATTGTTTCTATAATTTTTGTTGATGTTTCTGTGGTTGCAGTGATAGTACCTCGCGTAAAATTAGGTACTACCTGCTCAGCATAAGCGGGAGTACAAATGACTCCCGCTGCTAGAAGCAAAGCGGGAGTTATAAGTTTCATTTAAATACGCTTAACTCAATGCTTCTTTGACCAGTCGCAGTGGTTCCAGAACCACCTGCAGTTACTGTAGGAACCCCTGTCCCAGACAGAGTACCAGCAAGGCTTCCAGCAGAACCAGCAGCAGTAGAGGTAATATTTCCATAAGGTGCAATTGCTCCAGTTGATACAGATGCAGGAGTGGTGTCTGCTTCAATTAGACTTTCTGAGAAAGTAAATGCTTGACCAGTAGTGTTGATACTATACGATCCAGCACCACCTAC